TCGTAGTGGTTCTTCATCTCGTCCAGCTTGTCAATGAACGTGCTGGCAGTCAGAAGGCTGTCCACATTGATGACGCGCTCGGCGGACTTGATGGCGTTCAGGTAAGTACCATCGGTGGCGAGGTCTTGGCCAGGAACGTGATAGGCTGCCGTAGCAGTACCAGTCACCGGGAACTGAGCCGACTTACCGCTGGTGATGGTGCGGATCATGTGCTTGTCCTTCATGACCGTAGTGGTCTCAAAGGCCTGAAGCACTTCACCAGCGAAAACCTTGAGGAAGAGAGCGTTGTCGGTAGCGAAGTTAACGGACGCGCCTGCGCCGTTGATCTGACCACCGAATGAAACCTTAGTAACAGCCATTGTAATGGCTCCTTGTGAAAAAGAATGCGTTGAGGGAGAGACAGTTGCCTAATGCCTATAGCGACGGCTGTGCCTATTCCGCAGAACGGGCCAAGTGCTTATGGCGTTGGCGTTTGAGGGGATTCATCCTCCCCCGCAGGGGAGACGTATCCTGCATACCACCCCTCGGGGATATGCACGACGTTTTTGGACAGCTCCCATTCGGAGCCGTTCCAGTAATAGACATGGCCCCGGACATCGGGGCCAAGCCTGACAAGATCATGCTCAGCTGGGTGGACGAATACGACCCGTGTGTTGCCGCACGCGGTCAGCAAAGCGGTCATACATGCCGCTAGGACCGGGACGAGCATCCGACGCATTAGTCGGTGTGTTGGCCTGTTTCCACCACAGACTGAGCAGTTCTTTGAAGAGGGCTGAAAGAGCGAGACCGAGAGCGGTCCACACATCAACCAGCCTTCTTGATAGCGATACGAGCCCCGGTGTAGCCCATGGCCACGAGGGCAGACACGACAAGGCCGAGGACCTGGTTCCAGGCGCCTTCGCTGGGGATGATGCCAGACGCTTGCACGGCTCCTACCATGACAGCAGCAAAGCTGAGCCAGAACTCAGTTGTCTTGAAACCGGGCTTGATGTTGTTGGTGTTGTTTTCCATGTGTTCACTCAATTTCCGCCGGGACCAGTTTGAAGTCCTGAGCGACCAATCCTGTAAGCATTCACTTTAGCGGCGCTGCCGCCCTTGGAGGGACGGCCCACAGAGTGACGGCCCCCAGATTTAGAACGACGCTTCTCTTCTTCCTTTTCGGAAGCCATCTTGATCTTCAGGCGAGACATACGCATCGGATCACCTCCTTAGAGAACATTGGATGCAGCGATCTTCCGCTCCACGTCGGAACGGTACGCTTGGTCGGTCTTGTAGCGGGGATCGCTCATTGCTTGGACAACCTCAGCCACGCTGCGGAACATGCTTGGGGCAGCCTTACCGCCGCTGACGAAGGTCGGCTCACGGGTCTGAGCCGTGTAGCGTGCCTGGAGTCCCTTGACTGCGAACATGACCTGAGCCTGGTCACCAGAGCCAACAGCCTTGTTGTAGGCCTCGATCTCTTGCTGGCTCAGGCTCTGCCCAGCCCACTGAACCATCTGGTCATAGCTGGCGCGGCCACCAACGCTATCGAATACAGCCTGCTCCTCGCTGGCGATGACGGCCTTCTGGCCGGCGATGAACTGGTCAACGATGGCCTTGGGGTAGCCCATCTCAGACAGCTCGGTATAACTGAGTTCACTCAGCTCACCCGACGAGAAGAACTCCTCAGCGTACTTCTGGAGCTTGGCCTCGGGAGTCTCCGTAGGCTGTGCCTCAGGCGTGGCCTGGGGCTCAGTAGCCTGGGGCTGCTCTTGGACGGGCGCCTCGGCCTGGGTCTGCTGCTCTGCCTTCATCTGAGCTTCCTGCTCAGGGCTGTAGGCGGTGGTCTGTCCGGTGACGATTTCAACCTTGTCCATATTTACCTCGTTACGGGCCCATCATAGCTGGAGATCCGCCAGGAGCTGCCTGCAACATCCCAGATTCCATCATCTTACCAGCCTGACCAACGACGCTGGGTCCAAGCTTCTCGGTCATGGCGGCCATCATGGCACGGTTGCCTTCGTTGGCCATATCCTCATCAGACTTGATAAGGCCCTTGGTGTCAATGCCCAGGGCAGCCGCTCGGCGGGCCAGATACTCGCCGGCATTGATGTACTGAGCCACGGCCTGGGGGCCGAAGGTCTGGGCAACCCCAGCCAGCAGGGCATCCAGCTTGACCAGGTCATTACCACGACCCAGGGCGTCGATGCCGGTGACGATCATCGGCTTGACAAACTCCTTGGGCACCTTAGGCATCTTCTTCTTGCGGGCCATCACTTCCATGAGGCGGTTCACAAGAGGCAGCTGGAACTCCTGGGCAAGGATGCTGTAGATGCCGCCTAGTTGCCGCTCGACCGCTGCCGTGGTGAGGCGAACCTCTTCTGCGGTAACACGCTCAGCATTGCGAATCGTACTTTCCGCAAGGAGGAATGCGTAGTTGAGACGCTCACGGATGCCGCCGATAGCCTGTAGAGCAACCCCGAAGTCCGCTTGCTTCTGAAGCTGTAGGGTCGAAACATCGGTCGCCAATCCTTCCCGGATCGCTCCGTTGGGGGACTTTGCCAGAACATCCGCACGGGTCATCCCGTTGGGGTTGACCAGGAACAGAACCTTTGCCGCAGCGGCAGACCCCTCCACGATGGCCTGGGACAGGGCCTCAAGGGAGCGGAGGTCACCGAGGTACTCCTCGACGTAGCCACGGCCATACGACTCGCCGTCCACACGGTTCATCCGCAGGGGAAGCCAGGGCATGGCGGCCTCGGAGTACGAGCCGTAGCTCGACTGAAGGACCATGCCGGCGACTTCCTGGTAGGCCTCGTAGCGGCCCTTGCCGGTGTTGTGGATGCATGTGTACAGGTCTACCGAGCTGTCCATTTCCTGCTTGCCTTGGACAAACTGCTGGGCTTCCTCGGGGAGCTCAATCGGGGACACCGTCTCCTTGACCACGATCTTCAGCACCTTGCCGCTCGGGTCACGCTTGACCACATAGCGGTCAAGGTGGAAGACGCGGATGCCATCCTCGCCAAGGTAGACCAGTGCATTGCCGGTGACGATCAAGTGCTTCAGAGCCTCAAAGACCGCTGACCGAATGGCCATGGTCTCGATCTCTTGCATCACGGCCCGCTCAATCGAAGACAGGGTCTGGTCGATCTCGGTCTTGTATTCCTCGGCCTGACCCAGGGCACGCACAGCCTCCTCGTCCAAAATCAGCCGGAAGAAGGGCTGGTTCGGGGGCAGCAGGCTCATGAGCAGAGACGCTGCGAGGTGGTTCACGCCACGGGCACCCATCCCCTGGAATGGGGTTGGGAACTTGGTGGCGTGCGTGCTGCCCTCATCAGGCAGCAGGGTCGGAATAGTCAGCCGCGAACAGTCACGGCCCCGGAGGAGGTAGCTGTGACGTTGAGTCTCCAGCTCCGAGAAAAGGCGCGCGGCTGTTCCGTTCATAGATCAGTACCCCAGACCAGAGCCACCGCCCATGCCCCCGAGGGGGATGGTCAGCGAAGCCTTGCCGCGCTTCTTCGCAACCACGTCAGAGTCGTTCTGTTGAACGAGTGCCGGATTAGGCTGAACCTTAGTGGCAATCGGAGCCGGCGGAGGCGGAGGTGGCGCCGGCGGCTTCGGGGTCGGAATCTTGGGAGAGCTAAAGCACATTGTTGAACCTGTTCTCCTGCTGCCGCTCATAGGCAGCCTTGAGGAAGTCGATGACAGAACGCTGGCCCGCGTAGTGCCAAACAACGCGGTCGGGCCAGTCCAGACCAGGACAGCGTGGGGGAAACCTGGCATCCAGGTGGTCCAGCAAGTCCTTGGGAATCGGGGGAAGAGTGTCCCGAAGTTCCGTAAGGTCGTCCATCAGGAGACCCTCAGGTTGAGCTCTCGTGCGTGGCTGATGAGATCACCAAACCGCGGGCTCATGAGGGCGCGGCGGAGCTTACACATTGCCTTGAAGTGAGAGTCACGAATGGAATCAACGCTGAGGTTGGTCCCGTTCTCTTCGTTGTAGCGGCGAGTCACTTCTTCCCAAGGCATGAGGTCAAGGTGCTGAGTCTTAGCGTGAAGGGTCTTGCGTGGCATTGTCATTGTCTCTCACTACCCAGTTTGGAAGATCGTTCAGGTGGGCGGGTAGAAGGCCCATCTGGATCATGAGTTCGGTGTGCATGATAGCAGCAATGTTCCAACGCGCTGCGGCCAGGTGATCCTCATCGCGGTGTCCCATAAGATACTTATTCATGTGGCGCATGGCCGAGTCCATGTAGCGGGACAGCGGCTGGCCCTTCTCCCAGTTACGGTCGCCGTACTTGCGGGCTCCGTTTTCCAGGTGCATGGCATCACGCTCAAGCACGAACGGCGAAAGCAGATCAAACCGCCCCTTGCCTTCCCGAGTGTCACGCCGGCTTCCTGTCTCAAACTCCTCGCGGCAGCCAGAGTCCTTCACCTCGCTAAAGCTAACAGCAAATGTCAAGGGGTCCACAGGGTCACCTCTGCGTTGGTCAGGTTGTACTCCCCGTGCTGGAGGATCCGCGCAACGCGGGCCTGCTGGAGAGCGTGTTCTTCGGTCAGGCCGGCCTTGACGAAGGCGGCGGTCACGGCGGGCCAGGAACAGTCAGCATCAAGGATGGCGTCAGCCTTGACCGGGCCGATGCCAGGGCATCCCTTGTAGTTGTCCGTCGTGTCCCCCACGAGCGTCTGGTACAGGTGGAACCTGGTGGCCTCGCTCTTGGTGGTCTTGGTGAAGGTTCGGGTGCGGGGGTTGTAGAGCTTGCCGGGTACGCCCTTAAAGTCCTTGTCCTCTGAGACAATGACCGTGCCCTTGGTCTTGGGCCGGGTGGCCAGCAGGCCGATCACGTCGTCTGCCTCAAGGCGGGGATAGGACACGCACGGGTATGCCGACAGGCAGTAGTCCTTGACGG